CATTGCAAGCTCGATGCCTGTCCGTCTGCGCCTCACCTGGGCGACCTTGGCCTTATACTGCGCCTCGTGTCTAGCCTCGAATCTAATGAGCTCGTCTTCCTCGGAGAACGGAACGGGAATCGTCAGCGTCTTCTGGCGTTCCCACCACTGCTCCAAGAGCCGGGGCTCCGCAGTCAGGCTGACTAGCTCTGGGACGCCGGGGGAGTACATGCCGGTCTTCTTGACCTTGAGACGGAACGTGAAGCCGGCCGCCACCATCTCCTTGAGGAACCCGAGTCCCGAGCAGGTAAATCCGAATGCGGTGCCGTTGTAGGAAAGTGGCGTATCGCCAAACTCGGCGCTGTCCGCCGTCGTGCCGGTCGACTTGCTGTGGAGAACCATATCGTGACCGAGTGGCTCGACGTAGAACTCGGCTCCTTTCCGGATGCCCTTGAAGGGCACACCGACGTAGGCAAACACCGTCTTCTCGCAATCGCCGTCGATGTCTATTGCGCGCGCAGCGGGGTGCCTACCATCTTGTGCGGACATGGCGGCAGAGCAAGGCGCACCTTCCGCGGCAGGAGCGCATGCGCTTGCCGACGCTCCATTGCTCGTCAAAATCGATTTAACTAATGAGCTGAAAAGGCCCATGGGTACCTCCTGACCCTTGCTACGCGGACCTTACTTGATCCGCTTCCAGCCCTTCGATTTCAGGTGCTGCAGCCTGATTTTGGGACAGCTCGGCCTGGTCGCGTGCCGTCTCCAGGATCTTCGAGCGCCTCTTCTCGGTGCTCTGCCGGTAGCAGGTGATCAGCTCGCCCTCCGCGCCCGTTGGCGCCGCCGGCTTGTCCTCGGGATGTTCCTCGTACCATCCGAGGAGGTCGTTGGGGTCGGTGTTGAAAACTTCGCAGAGCGCACCTACGAGCTCTGCGTTTGGATAGCTCTCCTCGCGCTCCCAAGACTGAATAGTTCGGAATGACTTGCCAACTTTTTGTGCAAGCTCCTTCTGGTTTAGCCCCAGGGCTTCTCGGCGCTCTCGTAGACGAAGGTTCATCCTCGCTCCTTTCTTTACGTTAAGTGAATAGTAAACAAAAAAATGTCTTTACGCAAAAAAATGTTGCTTATTCGATTGACAGGGACAGAAAACTGTTCATAATGAAGTTCGACAGACAGAAAAACGTCTCTAAGGAGGAACGAATGGATTTCAGTAAGGAGCTGGCGGGGAATATCCGCGCCGCACGCGCCCGAGCTGACCTTTCTCAGACTGAGGTCGCTTCCAAGGTCGGAGTGAACGTCAGCACTTTCGCGAAGTACGAGAGCGGCGATTACATTCCCGGAGCCGACAAGCTCTTGGCGATTTCACAGGTGCTTGGTTGTCCGCCAAACGACCTGATGGGCTGGAACACGGACGAGGCCGCGTAGGGATGGGGGAAGAGATGAAAAGTCGCGAGAGAGATGCGGAGCCCCGGCGGTTCCGGTCTCGGGGGCGGTTCGGTGCGCAACCCTCGCCGCCTCCCTAGCCCGGGTCGTTATCCGCCATCCTGCACGGTTATCAGACCAGCTCCCGCCCGGATTTCCCCGTGCCTGCCCTATACCCCTTTTATAACTGCTGATCGGGAGAGGGACTGGAGAGCTTTGGCGGGACTTTCGGTAGCCCGCGGTCTGGCTGCCTCGCCGCGCGTCGTTGCGCCGCCGCCTTCGGCTCGGGCTTTTCCGGCTTCCGTATGCCGGGCGGGGCCCTACTTTACGGCGGCCCGCGTCCTCAAAACTGCCTTCAAGGAGATAGCTCCCTTCCGTCGGTTGACAGGACGCTTGGATTGTACCGCCGTGAGCAGCGGATTGAAAGCGACTACAGGAAAGAGGTTACGGACTATGGCGACACGAAACGCGATTGCGCGGCTGCGCAGGGAGGCCGGTCTTTCCCAGTACCGGCTCGCCGTCATGGTCGGCGTGACCGAGAAGACGGTCTGGAACTGGGAGCGCCGGGGGATAGCCGACGCGAAGTACGGGGCGGCCAAGCGGCTCGCGAGGGCGCTGGGCGTGCCCATGGAGGATCTGGAGGAAGAGGAATGACCCGGGCGCTGCTGGCCTCGGCCGTCGTGATGGACGCCGCGGGGTGGGCGTGCACCGCGCAGGGGGCCTACGGCCTCGCGCGGATGTGCTTCTCGGTCGCGCTGCCGTTCATCGCGGCGTGGGCGATCGCCTCGCTCCGGGGCTGAGGTCCCTTCCCCGAGGCGGCACCGGTCCCGGCGGGCTCCGTTAACCATCCGCCGGGCGTTCCAGCCGGTGCCGTGTCGGGGGAGGGTCCGCCCTACGCCCGACCCAAAAAAAGAGCCTCCCGCAGCGTTAGGACCGTACGCGGGAGGCCGACCTGAAAGGAGGTCATCCATGGATGATACCAGTAAGAAGCCCCAGACGTTTAGAGCACTTGCGGCCGAGCTCAAGTTGCCGCGCAAGCTGCTGTACACGCTCGACGAGGTGTCGCGCGTGCTGGGGGTGCCCTACAACACCCTTCGAGACGAATGCACCGCGCGCAGGCTTACCTACTGCCTGCCAGACGGCCGCTGCCGCGGCTACCTGGTGCGCCCCGAGTGGGTCGACGAGTGGATCGAGGAGGGAACCCATGAGCGAGATTCTTTTGCTGCTTAGCGACCGGGTGTCGGCCTGGTGGGGAACGTTGTCCGAGCGGACGCAGAGCGTTGTGTGCGCCGTGGCGCTCATCGCGCTCATCGCCATCGGCGGTGCCATCGAGGGGACCGCCCCGAGCGGGATGTACTACTAGTCAGGAGGATATGGCATGCAGTTTGAGAAGAGGGCCGTGCGCCTGGGCGACATCCGCCCGAGCGAGCAGAACCCGCGCGAGGACTTCGGCGACATCGGCGCCCTGGCCCGCAGCATCGAGGCGACCGGCGGCGAGCCGCTGAACCCGCCCGTGGTGGTGGCGGACGGCAACGTCTACCGCATCGTGGACGGCGAGCGCCGCTACCGCGCGTTGTCGTCGCTCTACGGGGAGGACCGCGAGGTGTCCGCGCTGGTGGCGGAGAGCATGGACGAGGCCAATGAGCTCGTGGCCATGCTCGCCACCGACGACAAGCGACAGCTGACCGAGGCGGAGCGCGCCCGCGGCGTGCAGCAGATGCTCGTGCTAGGCATCGACGAGCAGCGCATCGAGCGCGCGAGCCGCGCCACCGCCGGGCAGATCCGCGCCGCGCGCAAGCTGCGCGGGAGTATCGAGGGCCGGCAGGTGACGTTGGAGCAGCTTGAGGCCGCGAGCGCCTTCGACGACGAGAAGGACGTTGAGGCCGTGCTGGCGGCCGGCGAGGGCTGGGCGGACAAGGCCGACCGGATCCGCCGCCGCATCGAGCGCGAGGAGGCCAAGGCCGAGGATTACGACGCGTTCGGCGATGCGGGCATCCCGGTCGCGAAGGAAAAGCCTGAGGGGTTCGTCTACAAGGACTGGGCCCACCCCGGCCTCGTTGCCGCGAAGCTCGAGGCGAAGGAGTTTGCCGCCGGCACCGTTGCCGTGTGGAATGACTACTACTGGGAATTCTTCGCTCCGAAGGACGGCGAGGACGCCGAGCCCGAGAAGACCGAGGAGGAGATCCGAGCCGAGCAGGAGGCCGAGCGCGAGGAAGCCGCGCTCGAGGACATGTACGGGCGCATGGTCGACTTCACCGCGGACGGAGCCTTCGTTGTGTGCGATGGCATTGCGCGGCATGTGCTCGAGAACCGCATAGTTCCGGTTGGATTGTCTGACACGATGGGCGAAGAGCGCCTCCAGCAGGCGCGAGACAGGTTCATGGCACGTCTCGGAGCGACGGATCCCGGTAAGTACGAGGCCGGCTGCAGCCTCATGCGCATAGCCAAGAACATGGCCCAGCTCAACTCCAGCTACTGCGGCGACGACGCGGAGGGGTGGATCGAGCACTGGAACGTGTTCCGCGCCGCAGGCTTTACGCCGAACGATGAAGACGAGTGGCTCAGGGCGAGGGTTCAGGAGAGTTTCAAGGAGGAGAAGGATGAGTAGCGAAGAGGACGAGAACTACGTCACGGTGACAGTGAAGGCCAGGGGGCGCGAGCACTCGCTCTACTGCCGCACCGCCGTGGTGGTGACGGCTAGGGCGGACAACATTCCCGGCCCCGCGTGCCATATCGGCGACCTCGACCGCGACGCGCTCCCGGTCCTCGCCGACAGAGCCGTCTCCGAGCTGCTCTCGTTCGGTATCGGGGCCGGCGTTCCCGAGGACCGCATGCGCATCGAACTCGTCCACGCAGCGACAAGCTGCGGATACACGGAGGAGGAAGAGCGGGACGCGATCAGATACAACCTCGACATCGATGCGGACGAATCTGCCAAGGAGGAGAAGGATGAGTAGCGAAGAGCCGAAGATGAAGGTGACGATCGAGCGCGAGAACGTCGAGACCGTCGAGTTCGAGGTGAATGGCCTCGTCTGCGCCGGAGATGAGGATGATGGCGTTTTGGCCTTTGCGGGAGGCTACATGGATCAGCACACCGCTCTCGGGATTATGCGGAGCCTCGTCAGCGAGTCCGTCAGGGTCATGGTTAACCTTGGGATCGATGAGACCGAGGCAAGGGAGCAGGTCATGCTCGCGGCGGTCAGACCGTTCGACGCCAGCGAGCTGCTCTTTGACATCAATCTCGACGATCGCGACAAGATCACGCACATCGCTAAGGAGCTCGCTACCAGTGCCGACTTCTAGCGAGCGCCGGGCGGTCGTGCAGCGCGGGGAGGACGGGCGCTGGTTCGCCCGTCCTTATATGGGCACCGACCGCGTGACCGGCAGGCGGATCAGGCCGTACAGGTCGTGGGACGCGGAGCTGACGCGCGAGCAGGCACAGGCCGAGTGCGACAGGTGGGCGGCCACGTTCGACCCTTCCTCCGCGCGCGACAGTTCCAAGCGCCTGTCCTCGATGCTCGAGACGTACATCTCGGACCCCGTCAACGGCCTGTCCGACAACTCGGTGGCCACGTACCGCAGCGTGGTAAGGACGATGGTGGAGCCGACCATCGGCCGGCTGCCCTACGACCAGCTTGAGCCCTGGGACGTGTCGGCGGCGTACCGCATGCTGCTCGCCCCCAGGAGTGGCAAGGGGCTGTCGCCCAAGACGCTGCTCAAGATGCACGCGCTGCTGAAGGGCGCCTACCGCTCGTGGCGGCCGGCGCTGGGCCGCGACATCATGCTCGACGTCCCCGCGCCCTCGCCCGACCCCGTGGAGCCGTTCGCGCTGTCCGAGCTCGACACCGACGAGCTCTCCCGGGCGCTGGCCTCCGCCATGTCCTCGCAATCTGCCTCTGCCGCCAACATCTCGCGGCGCACCGAGGCCATGGCGGTCTACCTCGCCCTCAACACGGGCCTGCGCTGCGGGGAGATCTGCGGGCTGCAGCGCCGAGACTGGCGCCGCTCCCTGCACGACCTGCACGTGGTGGGGCAGGCGGTCGAGCACCCCGAGCTGCACCGGCAGGCCTACACCAAGGGCAGGCGCGTGCGCAACGTGGCGCTCGCCCCGGCGGTGGAGGCGCGGCTGGAGCGCCACCTGGAGTGGCAGGACACGTGGCTCTCGCGCAAGGGCCCGGCGGCGCTGGTGGTGACCTTCGGGCCCGCCGGAGCCATCGCGCGCCCGTCCACCGTGACGAGCCGCTTCAAGTCGCTCGTGAGGGACCTGGGGCTGCCGGAGGAGACGGTGTTCCATTCCCTGAGGCACACGCACGCCTCGTGGCTGCTCATGAACGGGTTCGACATGAGGACCATCCAGGAGCGCCTGGGGCACGCGAGCGTCAAGACGACGCTCGACATCTACGGCTCGGTCATGCCGGGCCGCGGCCTTTACCGATTCGATCTGCGGAGGTGATACGGATGACGATACTTGATTCCCTCGTGGAGGGCGCCCTGTGCCTCGGCAACAGGCGCGAGAGCAACGAGCTGCTCGGCATGATGGTTCGCTACCTCGTGACCGGCGAGGTGCCCGAACCGCGCACCGACGCCCAGCGGATGGCCATCACGATGATCATGCCGGTCCTCGAGAACAGCCGCGCCAGGGCGGAGGCCGGAAGGAAGGGCGGGCAGAGCAAGGGCAAACCAGAGAGCAAACGTGCAAGCAAAACGGAAAGCAAAAGCGTAAGCAAAGCAGATAGCAAAAGCGTAAGCAAAGCAGATAGCAAACGCGCAAGCGAAGAGGAAGAGGAAGGGGAAGAGGAGTTGGGAGTCTGGATTAACCCCTCAGATTGTGAAAACGAAGGGGGAGGGGGCGCCGAGTTCGTCCCGCCGACCCTCGAGGAGGTCAAGACATACTTCGCGGTGAACTGCCTGCGCGGCAGCGCCAGCAAGTTCTACGACTACTATGAGTCCAACGGCTGGACCAGGCAGGGCTTCCCCATCGCGAAGTGGGAGCCGGTCGCCCGAATCTGGTCCGACCGCGAGCGCGGCTACGACGCCGAGCGCAAGGCCCGCGGCGGGCAGACCTCACAGGAGGTCGAGCGCGCGTCGGTGTGGAAGCCCGCCGAGACCGAGGACGACGTCATCGCAGCCCTCGAGCGGGAGCTTGGTGAGTCGGCATGATCACCCTCAGGGAGATGCTCGACGGCTTCGACCCCGCAGCCGGCCGGCCGCTCGATGTGACGCGGATCTACATGGCCAACGTCATCAGCGCCGACGAGGGCGCGCGCCTGGCCAAGAAGCAGAAGCTCGACGAGTACCGCGCTCGCAAGCGCGCCAAGGAGGACCTGCGGATGGACATCGCCGCCATCGCAAGGGGCGAGAAGCCGAGCTGGAGGTATGCCAAAAGTGTGCCAACACCGGCGGGGCAGCTGGGCCAGCAGGCGATGGGGTTTCCGCCGCTAGGCAGTGGAAACGGCGCCGGCGGGGAAGCCCCCGGCGCAAAGAACACCTAATTCTTTTGAGATAGGAGAGTGAGAGAGGTTTTGACCGAGATCTCAGCGGTGATGAGGGCCTACCGCGACGCCCTCGACAGGCACCGGATTCCCTGGGCCGATGACACGTACGACACGGAGCGGGTGGGCGGCTACAGGTTTCGCGTGGAGCGCACCGAGACCATCCTGGACGAGCACAGGGTGAGCGTGGCCTGGGGCTACCAGCTTCTTCCGGGGCGCGAGCCCACGGGCGTGACGATCGGCTACCCGGGCTACCTCGAGGTGACCTACGACCCGATCAGCCCCGAGCCGTTCGTGGCGTCGCCGGGCGACATCCTGGCCGACATCTTCGGCGTGAGGGGTGAGTCGCGGTGAGCTACGCGTGCGGACCCGCCGACTGGATCGACCTCGCCATTGGCAGGCTCGAGGACGCCAAGAGGTCGCTCAGGGAGTGCGACGGGCTGCGACAGGGGTGCGACATCTGCGATGAGCTGCGCCAGGCGAGGCGATGCCTCAACAAGGCGCTGATCATGGTCGCGGAGGAGAAGGAGATCGAGAAGGAGTGGAGCGGGAAATGAGTGAGCGACTTGCGGTCGACAGCCTTATGACGGCGGACGGGGAGGTGGTTCAGCTGCCGACGCTGGGGCCGCTGGGCCCAGTCGACGCGGAGGGGAGGTTCCTTAAAGTTGAGTCGTACGAGTTCTCGACCTGGTCTCAGCGGTGGGTCGTGCACCTTGGCTCCGGCAGGGACGCGTACGCCGACGACTGCTATCTCCGCAGGCCCGACAGCTTCGAGAGGCTGCTGAAGGACCTCGGTAAGGCTTTGCAACAGGACGCGCGCGGCGGACATCTGGAGTGCGGCTACAACCTCGCCGTGGGCCTGTGCTGTGGACGTATACCCGAGGACGATGTGTGCAGGCGTTCTCACTGCGCGGGGTACGGTGCGAGTTGGATGGTCAACGATATCAGGGACCGCATCGAGCAGCTATGTGTCGGTACTGTCGAGAAGGATAGGGGCGAGAAATGAGTGAGGAGGCAAAGGTGTACACCTGCTCTGTGTGCGGGAAGCCGACGCCGAACTATCACGAGTGGTCGCCTTCGGTGGCGGCGATTTTAGGCGAACAGGGGTCCTCGACATGCGATGAGTGCTTCAGGAAGGCCCAAATCTCGTACAAGTGGGAGAACGAGCAGTTCGCTGAGGAACGCCTGATCTGCCCCTACTGCGAGATTTCCATCAGTGATCCGTGGGAGTACGAGGAGGCCGAGGATGAAATCGAGTGCCCGGCATGTGGGCGCGCATTCGAGGTCGAAATTACCACCGTGCGCACGTATAGGACGCGCCGCCGCATGGAGGACATGCCTGATGGCTGGGACGGGGGTAGTTTTTGATGAGCTGCTATTTCTGCGGTGGATCTCGCATCGCCTCCATCCACTCTACGCCCGACCGAGACGTCCGGAACTGGTCTGTGGGCTCCATGACCCTGATGCGCCGATACGACGGCGAACCAATCGCCAGGGTCGAGCTGGATACCAGCGTGACGCTCGACGTTTCGGTCAACGGCTCGTGCGGTGACTGCGTTAGCGCCGACGTGACGACGGACGCCTACATCGAGGACATCAAGTACTGCCCGTTCTGCGGAGAGGAGCTTTAGGTGCACGAGATCTATGTGAAAACGAAGACGTATCTGATTAACGAAATCGCCGAGGAAGCACGAGGCGTGCTGAGCGCGATCGAGGGCAAAGACCCTGTTGCGGTCGATGACATTGAGGTCCTTGAGTACTGCCATGCCCTCGCGACCGAGATGACCACCCTCGAGACCGTCGCCATGGTCGCGGCACTGGTGCCCGATTTTCTGGAAAGCAAGAGATGCGAGGACGAATGAGCCGCAAGGATGTGACCAAAGAGCTGTCCGAGAAGGTGGAGAAGAAGCTCCGCAGGCGGTTCGCGCTCGTCGCGCGGGAGGTATGGGTGGACCCTGACCACAGGGTCGACTTCATGGCATTTTCTCCGGGCGTCGGAGGACGAAACATGAAGCTCGAGCATGGGCGGTTCGTGTTCGTTGAGGTCAAGTCGTGCATGGCTGACTTCAAGAGCGGCTACGGCCTCACGTTCCGAGGCGACGATAACTGGCTCGTGTGCCCTCGCGACCTTGCTGACGAGCTGCACGACAAGATGCTCCTGCCGTTGGGCGTGCAAGTCTACTGCCCCGACAACGGAGGCTCCCTTCGGCTGAGATACGACCTTAGTATGCGCGGCGCGGGAAGCCTGAGAGAGGATTCAACGCTCTGCCTGCTCTGGGCGATGCTGATGGACTCGTACACGAGATGGCGCATGACTGGAGGTCTTTTCATTGAAGCGAGCGATTAGGTGGGTGCCGGGGCGGTCCGAGTATAGGGACTGGTGCGTGCCGGACGGCGCGAGCGTGTGCGCGGACGACTTCTCGACCGTTGTCGACTGCGCGGAGTGCGGGTGCGAGCTCGCGTTCGGCGAGAGCTACACCTCGCGGCTGATCCACAACGACCTCGGGTTCGGCTACGCCGTCTGCCCGAGGTGCTATGAGGCCGAGTTCAGAGAGATGGGAGAGAGCTGTGACCTTTAACGATGCCGAGTTCAAGGCGTGCCCCAGGTGCGGGGCCGAGCCTAAGGTAGAGGACGTGCGTGAGCGTTCCCTGGACCGGCCCAATGTGATGAGCGTGACGTGTCCCTCCTGCGGGATGTCCAACAGTATCGCGTGGGGGCACATGATGGCGACTTCGCAAAAAGAGGCCGTCGCCATGCTCGCGGACAGCTGGAACAGCCGGTGATCCGCTCGGCGACCGACTTGTTCCGCGCAACCGCCTGGCGCATGGTGCCCGATCTGGTTTCGGGCCCCGCGCGCCGGGCGCTCGTGCATGGACGGGCCGACGCGCCGCGGGTGACGTCGGCGCAGATCGGTGAGACGGAGCGGAGGGCGCGTGCGCTGGAACGCGACCGGGCCCGCGCGCTCAAGATGTCGAGGAAGGCTAAGCGATGAGGTTGTTTGAGAGACTGTGGCGGATGCTCGCCGAGAACTGCCGCGTGCGCAAGAGCATCGAGGCGCGCCGCGCCCGCAGGCTCAGGAGGTCGATGAGATGACCGTTATGTGGGACGTGCAGGAGAGGAGCTGTGCGGTCTGCGGGAGGACCTTCATCCCGCAGGCGCCGAAGGCCAAGTACTGCTCGGAGGGCTGCCGGCGCAGGCACGAGCAGGACCGCGCGAAGGAGGCCCGCCGCAAGGGTACCAAGCCGAAGCGCGACAAGGTCGACCGCTACCTGGCGCCTACGGGCCCGGCGCACGACGAGATCATGGCCATGCGGCGTGAGGTCGCGATGAGATATTGAGTTACAGCAGGTAGATATATAATTAAGGCCGCTGGCGTTGGAGCGCCGGCGGCCTTTGGCAAAGACGCCTCCCGGCATCTTCTACATGGCGTAGAGCATGGTACCACGCGGGAGGTCACATGGATGCACGTGAATATTTGGAGACTGTACGGGCCGCTCAGCGCAGCATCGACCGCCGCCTGGCGGTCATCGAGTCGATGCAGGCGCGCGAGCAGGTGCGCGCCCAGCGCTACGACGCCGTGGGCAAGGGCGCGCACGGCACGGACTTCATGAGGTCCACCGACGACCGGATCGACTACGAGCGCCGCAGTGGCGCCGAGCTGTCCGAGCTTCGACGCGAAGTGGAGCGCGGACGCGAGCTCTGCGCGGGCGTGCGCTCCGCCAACCCCGGCAAGCGCTGGGGCGACGTGCTGGAGCTGCGCTACTGCGAGGACCGCACGCTGCAGGAGATCGCGGGGGCGCTCGGGGTGTCGGTGAGGTCCATACAGGCAGACCTGTCTGCGGCTGTTGACTGGGTGGACCTCACCGGCCTCGCCCGTGCGCGACAAGGGCGAGGAGCTGCCGAGATATAACTTAATAATAGCTAAGATTTATATAGTAATAACTATTAGGATATGCTAATATATAGTTGTCGATAGAAAGAAGGTGACATGCAGAGACGCGAACTGGTCCGCATCCTCGAGGAAGCCGGCTTTATCTCCAAAGGCGGCACCAACCACGAGAAGTTCGTCAAGGGCGACAAACTCGTGCTGGTGAAGCGCCACAGGGAGATCGAGGACCAGATAGCCAAGAGGATTCTGAGACAGGCGGGGCTTCGTTAGCCCCGCCCCTTTGGGGCTACGTCTTGCATCGCCCACGTAAAGGAGACGTGAATGGTTTACGTATGGGAATTCGAATTCTTTGATTCTGGAGGCATGGTCGATGCCGTGCCGTGCGGTTCGCTCGGAGGAGGCGGCACGTTCGGGTCCGACTTGAACGATGCCGTCGCGAGCGCGGCCGACTACCTCGCCTGCATGGTCGACGATCACCTCATGGGCGGGGTCGACCTTCCCGCGCCCGACTTTGGCCATGAGCCACTGAACGGGGGCAAGATCATCGCCATCGCCGTCAGCCGCGAGCTCGGTGACATTCCCGCCGTCACTGCCGCAGATGCCGCCCGCATGCTCGGCGTCAGCTCGGCGAGGGTGTCGCAGCTGATAGGCGCGGGGTTGCTCGACTCGTGGAGGGACGGCACAAAGCGCATGGTGTCCAAGGCCTCCGTCGAGGCCAGACTCGCCGATTCACCCAAGGCTGGGCGCCCGAAAGAGGCTCCCGTCGCCGTATAATACAAGTGCTGGTTCGCGTCAGCATGTCGGCCCCGATCGCCATGTGCGGTCGGGGCCTTTCTCTTGGTTCGCTATTGCATGTCATTACGTGTGATTGCCGACTATTGCATGTGATTGCCGACAATTGCGCGTGATTGCATACGATTGCCGACAATTGCGCGCGATTGCGTGCCGTTGCGCGTTGCGATTGGGATATAACTAGGGTGTCGATTCGCAGCGCCGCCCGCGCGGTGTGCGGGTCGGATGTGCGTGGAAGCACAGATGAGTGGCCGGGGTTCCCTTCAGCAGTTCAGGGACCCCGGCCTTTCTATGGAACGACAACGTAATGAGGTGGGTCCGTGGTCACACGCGAGGCTATCGTCCGTGCCGCCAACAGGTACGACACCGTGATGGCGTGGGCATTCCGCCGCGCCCTGGGCATCGCCCGCCGCGCGGGCGGGCGCAAGTGCAAGGGGGCCGGCAAAGCCGTCGAGCGTCTGCGCTACGCGGGGCTCGAGGAGTGCATGGCCAACCGGGGTCGCTCTCCCGTGGAGCGCTAGGCGTGGCCACCAAGACCCGCTACGCCAATGGCCACGCCCGCCGGCAGGTGCGCGCCTGGCTCAAGGCGCAGGGGCTGCCATGCCACATCTGCGGCATGGCCATCGACTACGACCTGCCCGCGGGCGACCCGATGAGCTTCGAGGTGGACGAGATCGTGCCCGTGTCCAAGGGCGGCTCGCCCATCGACCGCGCGAACGTCGCGCCGGCCCACCGGATCTGCAACGAGCGGCGCGGCAACAAGAGCCTCGCCGCGCTCAACGGCTCGATATCGCCGCGCCCCCGCGACGTCGGCTGCTCGACCTCGCTGCCATGGTGACCCGACCCTGGGGGATGGCCCCCTCCCCGGGGCCGAAGGCTCGCCCCACGGCATTGCGCCTTTTTTGCGCAGGCCCCGAAACCGAGTCCATACCGGGAGGTGCATGGAATGTCCACGAAGTCCACGAAGCCGAGGGGCAAGCCCTGGACCGCAGACGAGCGGGAGTTCGTCAGAAACGCGTACCCGGCGCTCGGACCTGCGGCTATCGCGAAGAAGCTCAAGCGGTCGCGCTCGGGCGTGTGCGCCCTCATCAAGAGAATGAAGGAGAGCGGCGAGATCGCGACCGGCGAGTCCACGGGGGAGTCCGTGGGCGCGGGCGTCTCGGCGCCCCCCGCGGACGGCCCGGACGGCCGCCAGGACACGCTCGGGAGGCTCCGGTGGGTGCGGCAGGTCATCGAGCGACAGCTATACGACGCCGAGCCCAGCCAGGCGGCCCGGCTCGCCAAGGAGTACCGCGAGACGCTCGAGCAGATTGAACGAATAGAGGGGGCTGGGGAGGACGGTGGCGACGATGTCATCATCAACGCCGTCTCGGTCCTGCGCGACGTCCTCGGCTAAGCCGAGGCTTCGCCTCGTCCAGCCCTACGAGAGGTCCATCGGCTCCCTCGCGGTCGAGCTCGCCCCGACGATGGGATACAAGCTCGTGCCGTGGCAGGAGCAGCTCGCCCACGACATCGGCGCCGTGGACGCGAGCGGCAAGTGGGTCCACCCGCGTGTCGGCATCTCCATCCCGCGACAGCAAGGCAAGTCCGTCGACATCATCGTGTGGGTCGCGGTCATGGCGGCGCTGGCCGGCTACAAGGTGCTCTGGACCGAGCACAACTACTCGACGACCATGGAGATGGTCGACCGCTTCCGCAAGATCTTCGGCCGCCGTGTCGGCGACACGTCCGAGGGAATCCCGCGCTGGCGCAAGCTCCTGGTCGAGGTCTGCTCCCAGACCGGCCAGGAATGGATGCGGTTCAGCTCCGGCGGCGTCATCCAGTTCTCGACGAGAACCAAGTCCTCGCGCCTGGGCTTCTCCTTCGACATCGTCATATACGACGAGGCCCAGGAGCTCACGGGCATCCACACCCAGGTCATCAACCCGACGACGACGTCCGGCGCCAAGCACAACCTGATGATCGTGTACGCCGGAACGCCGACCCGCGCCGGCAACCCCGCCGAGGTGTTCAAGAACCTCCGGCGGCAGGCATGGGAGGGCGGCGAGAAGGCGTCCGATCTGCTCTGGCTGGAGTACGGCGTCGAGGAGGTCGGCGACATCTGGGACGAGAGCCGCTGGCCGGAGGTCATGCCCTCGCTCGGCTACCACGCCGACATCCGCGCCATCCGAACCGGCATGAAGGACATGGACGAGCTTGGCGCCGCCCAGGAGTACCTGGGCTACTGGCTGCCCCCACAGAACCAGGTGGAGAAGCCCATCATCGGCTCCGACGCATGGGGCGAGTGCCTCGTGGAGAGCGGCCCCGAGCTGAACGCCGACTGCAGGATCTGCGCCGGCGTGAGATTCAGCGCCGACGGCTCGACCGTCGCCGTGGCGTGCGCCGTGCGGCCGCCCGGCTCGCCGACCGTGCATGTTGAGCTTCCCTTCTGCAAGGACCCGGAGCCCAGCACGGATTGGCTGGCCTACTGGATCGCCGCGAGGGCGGGCAGGTACGCCTGCGTCGCCATCGACGGCAAGGCAGGCGCCGGCGCCCTGTGCGACAAGCTCGAGGGCATGGGCATGCCCAAGGACTACATCCTGCGCCCGAGCACCGACCAGGCCGTGACCGCCGCAAGTCTCATCTCGTCCGGCGCGAAGGCGGGCTCGGTCACGCACATTGCGTGCCCTGCGCTCGACCTTTCCGCCGAGACATCCCCCAAGCGCAAGATCGGCTCCGGCGGCGGCTGGGGCTTCGGCGGCGACAACGCCGCGCCCATCGAGGCCGCGGGGCTGGCGCTGCTCGCGCTTAACACATCGAAGAGAAAACCCGGAATGAAGGCGAGGGTCACTTGATCTCGATACCTTACGCCGTGGCGTCCGCCGACGGCCTGCTCGAGGAGGACCGCGAGACGGTGCGCTGCCTGCTCAACAGCTGGCAGACCCACTACAAGGGCAACCTCCTGCGCTCGGACTACTACGAGGCGCGCAACATGCTCAAGGACCTCGGCATCGCCGTGCCCGACTCGCTGCGCGACCTGGAGGTCGCGTGCGGCTGGGGATACAAGTGCGTGGAGGTCATGCGCGACCACATCGCCTTCGACGGGTTCACGTGCCCCGACGATGAGGACTTCGACGGCCTGCTCACCTCCGTGGCCAAGCGCAACAAGATGGCCACGCGCGTCGGCAAGGCCGTCAACTCCGCACTCAAGTACTGCTTCTCCATGCTCGTGGTGACGGCGGACGAGGACGGGCACGCCCGCATCTCGGCGTACCCGCCGACCCTGTGCACGGGCATCTGGGACGACGTCCACGAGTGCCTGTCCTCCGGCATGTTCGTCGTCTCCTTCGCCAAGGACCGCGGGCGGCCCACGGACCGCCCGGACTGGGTCAACGTGATGCTGCCGGACCGCATGGTGCGCATCCGCGAGGTTCGCCGCAACGAGTGGGCGGCGGAGTACGTGGAGCACGGCCTGGGCGCCGTGCCCATGTTCGTCATGCCGCACAACCCCGACGACGACCGACCGTTCGGCGTGTCCAGGATCAACTCCGAGGTGCGCTGGAACATCGACTGCGCCATGCGCGCCAACGTCAACGAGGAGATCGCCGCCGCGTTCGCCGCGTCCACGCAGAAGTACCTGCTGGGCACCGACGGAGACGCGTTCGCCGACAAGACCAAATGGAGCGCCTTCATCGGCTCCATCTTCGAGGTCACCAAGACCGAGGACGGCACGATTCCGCAGTTCGGCCAGCTCACTCAGCCGAGCATGCAGCCCATGACCGAGCACTTCGGCAACCTGTGCAAGCGCATGAGCGCAGCGACCGGCATCCACGTGGGGCAGTTCGGCATCATGAGCGACAACCCCAGCTCCGCCGAGGCGATCTACGCCGAGAACGAGCCGCTCATCCTCAAGTGCAAGAGCTTCATCCGCGAGGCCAAGGCGGCGCTGGCGAATGCCGCGACCGCAGCGATTGCCACGGAACTTGGGTGCTCCTACGAGGAGGCCGAGGACGCCTGCGGCGTGTCCGTCCACTTCCTGAACCCCGCCATGCCGACGCTGGCCCAGCAGACTGACAGCTCCATCAAGCTCGCTTCGGCGGTCGAGGGTTTCGCCGGCACGCCGACCTTCTGGCGGCTCAACGGCCTCGACGACGACGAGGTGCGCAACGTCTCGTCCGAGATCAGACGCAACGTGACGCGCTCGGCGGCGCTCGACCTGATGGCGGGCGTCACCCAGGCGGCGGAGCCCGCGCCGCCCGCCGATGATTAGCGCAGCTGAGTTCGCGGCCTACAACCGCGCCGTGGCGAAGATAGGAGACAGGGCGGCATCCGACGTGGAGGCCGCCGTGCTCGCCTGGTGCCGCTCCCACGTGGGCGCGACCGTCGCCGAGAAACGCGAGGCCGCGAAGCTCATCATGGAGGGCTTCGTCCAGGGCTACGACGACGTGGCGGCGGAGTTCGCGGCGCAGTGGTACGACGCCCTCGCCGAGCGCGAGGGCGCCAGGCCGCAGCAGGCCGTCACCGTGACGACCTACAGGCCGAAGTCCGTAGACGAGGTCGCGCGCTACCAGGCGAAGAAGCTCGTGAAGGGCGGCGACGGGGCGTTCGCCAAGGCGTGCGGCGAGTACGCCAGGAACGACGCGTTCCGCAGCCTGAATGAGACGATCATCTCCAACGTGGGCCGCGACAAGGACAGGGGCGTGCGCTTCGCGCGCGTGCCGACGGGTTTCGAGACCTGCACCTTCTGCATCATGCTCGCGAGTCGCGGCGCGGTCTACCACACGCGCAAATCCGCCGGCGAGTTCAAACACTTCCACCGGCACTGCGACTGCAAGGTCGTCCCCGGCTTCGAGGACGACCCGGACGCGGAGCTCGTGGAGGGCGTGCGCCCCGAGGAGCTTCGCGAGCAGTGGGCACAGTTCAAGAACATCGATGAGGACGAAAGTCTGACGAGCGCCGACAAGGACGCGGCGAAGCGTGCGGTGCTCGGTTCGCCTGGGCCTCCAATCGTGTACAAGAAGCCGAAAGAGACCTTCGCGCACGAGCGCGGCGGCTCCTACGATCTCGCGGCGCACGAGGCGCTTCGGGCGGCCGGTCACGAGGTCGTCGTCCGCAAGGAGGACGCGCCGGAGGGCTTTTCCAATATCGACCTGCTGCTCGACGGCAAGCTATGCGAGCTGAAGAGCCCGACAAGCGATGCGTCTGGCGTCAACGGGCTTAGGTTCATCGAGCGCAATATAAGAAAGGCAGTGCGGCAGTTCGAAAAGGCGGAAGGTGGGCCGGTAAAGCCCTCTATCGTCGTGCTTAACTGCGAGGAGGTCCCTGTGACAAGAGAGGACGCGCTGAAGCGCGTGCGGCTTGAGATGTCGAGGCATGACATCGACCACGTTATCTTGTTGACCAAGGGCGGGGCCAAGGACGACATAAAGAAATAAGCCCCAGGTTAGCTATCCAGCACGCCCAAGGCTTTTCAAATCAGATTATACACACCTGGCTAGCACAATGGCAGTGCGGCGGTCTCCAAAACCGCTTACCGGGGTTCGATTCCTCGGCCAGGTGCCATCGGGGCGTGGCGGAATGGCAGACGCGCGTGCCTCAGGAGCACGTGGGCATCGCCCGTGCGGGTTCGAGTCCCGCCGCCCCGACCAAAACGTTGAACCAGGCCATCCGCATGGGTGGCCTTTTTCATGCCGAAAAGCGCCCCGCACGGGGCAAGACGATGCCCCGCACGGGGCGGAAATGGAGGGAGCATGGCCAAGGAGACCACGCCCGCCGAGACCGATCCGATTGACCCTGCACAGGGCGGAGAGACCGATCCGGCGCCCGACTACAAGGCGCTCTACGAGAACGCGCTGAAGGAGTCGCGCAAGTGGGAGAGCCGCTCGAAGGCGAACCTTAAGGAGCTCGACGAGCTCAAGGCCGCAACGCCCAAGACGGATCCGACTGTGGAGGAGCGCCTGAGCTCGCTCGAGAGCGAGAACGCCGCCCTCAAGGCGAGCGCCGCCCGCTCCGCGCTCGTCGACTCCGTGGCCAAGGCCACCGGACTCGACCGCTCCATCGTGGCGACGCTCAACGGCGAGGACGAGGACGCCCTCACCGAGCAGGCCAATGCCGTGGCGGCCATCACGAAACCGGCCGGCGGCGCGCCGAAGGCGCCCGAGGCCGGCGGCAAGCCCAAGCCGGGCAAGCCCTCCAAGAAGGACATCCTCGGAATCGAGGACAAGAAGGAACGCATGGCGGCCATCGCCGCCAACATCGACCTCTTCAAGTAAGGGGAGAAAGGGGCCCCAATGCCCGATATCAAGACCCTCGCAGCCGCGCGCAACGTCGACCTCGTGAACACCTTCACCAAGTCGCTGGAGAAGCTCACGGCGATGCTGTCCACCTGCGCGCCCATCCACGCTGCCGTCGGCGAGACCCTGCACCAGAAGAAGATCACCGGCAAGCTCTCCGAGGTCGCGTACACTGCCGGCCAGGACATCCCGCTTTCCAGCTACACCTACGAGGACGTCACGACCTTCGAGGTGACGCTCAAACCCTACCGCAAGCAGACTACGCTCCAGGAGGTCAAGAAGCGCGGCTACGACGGCGCCGTCGACAAGACCGACGCCGCGATGATCTCCGACATGCAGCGCAACATCAAGAAGGACTTCGTCGCCGCGCTCGGCGCCGAGGGCACCACGGCCGCGACCGGCAAGAGCCTCGTGGCCACCGCCGCGAACGCCTGGGCCGCCCTGTCCAACCTCACCGAGGAGTACGGCTTCGGCAGCGGCGAGACCGTCTACTTCGCCAACCCGGTCGACTTCGCCAAGCAGATCGGCGAGTCCGAGGTCTTCAGCGCCTTCGGCATCTCCTACATCGAGAACTGGGCAGGCCTGGGCACGCTCGTGTCCACCGGCTCCGTGACCGCCGGCACGATCTACGCCACCGTCAAGGACAACATCAAGGTCTACGTCGCACCGACCGACGGCGACGACCTGTTCGGCTTCTACTCCGACGAGAGCGGCTACATTGCCGTGTCCCACTCGCCCGAGCTCAAGAGCCTGACCTACGACACCGTGGCCTACGTCGGCCTCGTGTTCTTCGCCGAGTACATCGACTTCGTGGTCAAGGGCACCATCGCCCCGACCGCCTAGGAAACCTAAGGAGCATCCATGAT